CGGGGAATGAACAATATTTTTAAAAAATGGCTTTTTATATTAAATTCCAAATAAGTGTTTATAGATTATAGCTCATCTAAAAGATTGTCTATATCATTTGTTATTGTATATGGTATCTTAAACAATTCATAATAAATTTCCTTTATGGGCTTGAAGTTAACAAATTTTTCCAGCACAATATCATCTTTAATTATGTCAATCCAGCCTTTCAACCTTGTTAAGGGCAATGGGATAAATAGATGGTGGATATTATTTATCATACATTCTTCTGATCCTTTATCCAATGCCTTGGAAATTGTCATCTGATCATTGCAATCTTTGATCAAGTAACATAGTGTTAGCTGCTTATTGATATTTCGTGCTACCCAACTATCTTTCCATGGTGTGAAAGCTGAAAATTCGAATGTTTTTATAAGACTTTCAGCCAAGACATAAATCAATAACTTAGTGTATAACGGAACCCTTTCTTTATGGTTCAAAATAGTTTTGATTTTTGTGAGAATTTTGAGTTTCTCCTCCACAGTTAATATTGACAACTCAAACTTCTCTATATATGATTTTTTTATTAAATAAAATGTAGGATGACCACGACTTAAAATTGAATTAACACCTTGTGGAACGTTGCTAATGTTTGTCTCACGCGGAATAAATTCAGGGACTAAATCTTTAAGCTCTGAGAGACTGATATAGTTATCACTACTTGCACTAGAGTTTGTGTCCTTTTCGTCTATATCTATTTTCAGCTGTTCAGGCAAGAGTTCGTCATCACTCTCATTGGTTTCATGTATCTTGAAATCCAAATTAAATTGGTCCATGTTTATCTCCATTTCTGTACTACTATTTTCTTCTTTACAAGCTTCAGGGTCACCAAGTTGCATATTATCCACTGTAAGTTTAGTATTATCATCTGCAATTAAAGAGAAATTAAAATCTTCGAGACCAAGGTTTAAATTTGTATTGATGCTTAGATCTGTAGTGCTCAAATTGTCTATTTCCCGAGCTGTGCCAATTTTGTCTAAATTAACACCTTTTGTCAGATTTTCATGGCCTTTTAAGAATGATTGCAATTCTTTCATGACACTTTCACTTTCTCCATATTTTTTGCTCTGATTGCCAGATTTTGTCTTTATAACCTCTTTTTCTTCACTATAGAATCTTGATAATTTGTGGTCAACGTCTCTCTCCAGCATTTTATAATCAATGCTTCGTAGGTCTTCGTCCAAATGGGTTATGTTAGAAAAGATTTCCTTATTAGTTTGGAGCTTCTCATTGTGAATAAAATCTCTTATACGATCTGACTTTAACCACCAATTAACTTTTAACCCTCCAATATTCAAATCATCTTCTACATATGAGACATTAGATTGCACAGCACTAAGGTAAGGCAATGTGAACAATTTCTGATCACCAATGAAGACACTTGAAGTTGAAGGGTCTATGACAAAAGGCTTGTTTATCTTTTCACCTCTATGATGCTTCACATGGTGCTTAATTCTATCCACCAACATGACAGGTAATATATCCTTATTTTTAAAATCTTTTATATCTTGCAGACAGAAAAAATTTCTGGCATCTCTATCATAAAGTTTGTAAAATCTAGTGTTGAAGCTGTCTTCCATAATTCTTTTAATGTTGGGTGACATAGTGTCCATGTTTGTAAAACTTACAGTGGTTAGTTTGTCCTCTAACACTCTCTGTGTTATAAGATTAAATAGCTTCTGTGCTATAAGATAAGCATTAGTTAAATTATTTGTATACATATTTTCTGTCAGCAGTAATACATAATTGTCTGGTGATTTGTAAGCAATATACTTTGTTAACATATATTTGAATTCAACTTTTTCTATAAATCCTAACTTACTGTATCGTTCATCCACAGATTGATAACTATACGTGTATAAAAGATAATTCTCAACTAGCCCTGTAATGTCTTCAGGGTTATTTGTTAAGTATGCTTTCAAAAATGCAAATATCTTCAATTCATACGCCTTACAGCCTAATTCTTCTAATTGTAACATATTGTATTGAAAACACAACTCGCCCAATGTCTTTATCATTTTTGTCCCAGCTTCCATTGACGAAGTGAGGTTGTAGTTAACCTTTAGTGTGTTCAAACACATCTTTATGTCGCCATCAGGAATATTGTACCCATGTTTTAACAATCCATACAATAATAGCCCGTCATCCAAAAGTAACTGCAATTCATTTTTTGTATACATTTGTTGCTTTTTGTAATACAGGTCACCTGTATGTGGATTTATAGCCTCAGTGACACCTGGTGATATTAATTTAAATCTAACATTTGATGATGTTCCAAATTCTATTTGCGATCTTATAAATGTTTCCAATGTTTGATTATCAGTACTGTACGACATGCATAGATTCCGTGATGCCTTAGACATCACTAGGTCATTGTAACAGCTTTTGACAATTGCAACTGGGGTTTCTTCATTCAGTTCTACTTTATAATTTGCCTGTAATTTTTTCTTATCAGCTTCTAATGATGATATACTTATGTAACTTCTTTTGTCTAACATGAAATCATCAAAATTAAATACATACTGGAAGACAGAATCTATAGAATTGTTTATATGCAACCAATTGAGCTTTGGAGGGGTTAAATTTGATATTGTATCTTTCTCATGGTAACCTTCAAATAATAGTCTACTAGATTTAAAGAAGGAATAGATAGAACTGACTGTGGAGTCACAATTCATTAATGTTTTACTTAAGAGAGTTTCATACGGTGTGTTCAATTGTTGACATAATTCATTTGACCTTAGGTGTACTTTAACATCGTCTATCTCATTGTTGGTTTTTACTATGTAGCTTTTTATACTCAATTGTAAACCGTCTAACCCATTTAAAAGCAGACAAGCCTTTTTCACAAATGTTGAAAGTCTTAGTGTTATTTCTGCTCTCGACATTCGTGAGTAAGCTAATGCAAAATTTGTCCTATAGTACATACCTTTTAGCCAGTACAACAACAGCTTGCTTGTTTTAGGCTTTATGTAATTATATGGCTTGTGTTTTTCCCAGAAGCCATTTAAATCTTCGAAGTTTAAGCCCAAACCATTTCTTATTGTTTTTATTCTTTTACCCTCTTGGTCAAATGTATATTCTGGATGGTATAACCTTAAGCCCTCTGCATAACTACGTTCAGTTCCCATTTGGTCATTTTGTATACTCTCTAATTCTTTATTCAATAAGTATTTTATCTTTGTTTTTGTATCATGGTCACCAAAATTGTAAAGACGATAATTATTAATTTCCCCCTTGCACAACATCTTGAATACCGGATGTGAATCAGGTATGCCAAATAGTTCAACAGGTGTGTTCATTGCATCTTGTATTGTCTGATAATTATTTGTGCTGCCAATATGCAATGAATAAGCCCTATAAACATTATAATAATGTATTTTTTGCATAAAATAAGCACTGGAGAATGGTACACCCACACGTACAGCTTCACCAACTCTTGAACTAGCAGTGTCCATATCATCTCTAAAGCCTGTACAGCCCACATTCAGTCCGACTTCCTTTGTTTTCTTTATATGTGGGTAAGTCATATGGCCATTAAAACTACATAAGGAAATAAATTCCATCAAAAACCGTTGAACATTTGTCTTTTTGATACTGTCGTTAAATCCGTGGCACTTCATTATTATCCTATGCAATTTCCTAAACTCTTCCAACTCATCTGTATCTTTTACGAGTATCATTAAAACATAATCATCCGAATGTTCTAAGTGATCAATATACAGTGTGCTTTTTGGCCTTAGTTTTTTCCACAATTTGTATGTATACATTGTAGATGACACTGCTTTAAATGATGAAGAATAATTCCACATACCTTGGAGAAAATTTTGGGAACTAGACATGGTTATTTTATAGCTGTCCATATATTTTGTTTTCTCAGTGATCAGCATTGTTTTCTCAAGTAAAGATGGTGGTATGGCTATCTCTTTGTGTGCCCAGGCTGAAATCACATCTTTACTAAATTTTACCATTTCATCAGGCATCACACCATCCATTGCATGTGCCATGGAAATAAAGCATTCCATAGTCTCAGCAGCCGACCACTTTGTACAATCCCCATTTACAAAATAGAGCTCTTGGTCAGAGGTCTTCTTTGACAGAATTCCATTTATCTTTTCCTGCATGACTAATATTTTCCTATCACCAGATACAGATATCATCTCATTTGGCATATGATTACAAAACTTATGAAATATTTGTTCAAACACACGTGCCATTAATTTCGCACCAAGATTAATCACATAAAATTCCCTCTTGGCTCCATATTGTGCCTTTATACATATATCTGCTAGCACCTTTGAACCATTGTCATTCAAATTCCACAATGCACCGTCATATACAGTCTCAATTTCTGGGAACCTCTCCATAAAATCTACAACTGCATCGTGGACCTTTATTCTAGTTACACCTTGTGCACATGGTGTTTTAACATCTTTCAATTTTATACGAACAGGATTCTTAATAGAAACACCCTTCAGGCCATATTGAGTTTTTAAAAGCTCTTCCAAGTATTTTTGGTACTCAATTGCTTTGATGTTTTTTGTGTTTTTCTTCTTCACTGTTGGTTTTGCTTTGGTAAGATTGGAAGGTTCAAAAATGGATCTTTTATATTCAGGTATTACAGATTTTGTGCTGGTTATGTTTCCAAGTGGTTCTGTCTTTTGAAGTTGCCATTCACGTTCCCAATTTATGTTTTTTAACTTTGACAATGAGTCCTTAACTGAATGCTGCAGTATACTATGTGAAAATCCAATTATATTTTCATCTAAAACAAACTCCTTGTAGTCCTCAAATGTTAGAAGATTGCCTGTTTTTCTATTATTAGTCAAATTATCATATTTTGTTTGATACTCTATAATAGTTTGTAAAGCCTTTATGTTCTCATGATGTATGTTGGATGGCTCTTTTATTGTATGGACATATAGGAACATGTCATCTAAAAAATCCTGAAGATCAGTACATGTGTAACCTGACCAAATGGATATTATACTTAACTTTCCCCCTATACTATCATCTGTCCGTTTAGTTCCTACAAACTTAGGCTGCTTGAACTTCACTGCATTGGGGTCATTTTTTATTGTGTCACATAACTTAGGGAACAATGCAATTCGCTGAAATATCCATGCCTCTATGACACTCTTGAATGGTGGCTTAAACTTTTCACTTATAAATTTGTCAATTCGTGAATAGTCTGACACTGAGGCCATAATCCCATATCTTATATCAGATAACATTTCTGCTACCCTCTGGTTTGAACACAAAGAGATGACAACTCTTAATGAAAACGCATGCCTTATCGCCAATAAGACTTCTTTTGTTTTAAATTCATCAAATTCTTCAAGCCTTCTCAACAGGAATGCCATAGCTGTTGTAATTGTAGAGTAAAACTGATCTTTTAAAAATGTAACTTTCGTTGTTGTGAGCCTCCTCCAATTTGTTGCATAAAAATATAACTGCTCACCACCCACAACAGCGGGACTTATAGATATTTTGCCATAAACTTCACTTAACCATTCAGGATCTCTCGTATACCCTGCTGTCATGAAAGATTTACCAACATCTTTACCACTATTGTGGTAAGAATTATTGACGATATAAATTTGGTTAGGCATACCAGCTGTAAATAATGAAAAAGTATTGCTTGGCAAGTTTAACTGCATAAAGTGCATTAGTTGTTCGCAAATTAAACTCTGGTGCCATGAGTATTTAAATGCCAATGTTGTTTTAAGAAAGTCATAAACTTTACTATACTGTTGAGTCATTATCTCCTTCAAATGGATGAGGGTAGGGCTGTCTGAATTACTTGTTGCATACACTATTTCATCCAGTATTGACTGATTATCAACTGAATCTGTCAGTGTTAGCTTATCTATTAAATTGTCTATTAAAATGGATTTTGTTAGTGAAATTGTGCTATCACTGGGTTTCTGAACATATTTACTATCGGTCTTGTAACCTGAATGAGACTTTTTCCAGTAATCTTTCATTGATGGTGACATCAAATTCAATGGGATTTTTATTATCTTCTGTTTCACAGCTTTCACCTTGTCATCACTTGGTATATTCTTTATTTCCAAAATGTCTTTTAAAAACATATGATAAGACTTAATTGGTGTCTTATTCTTCAAGCAATTTTGCCGATAGTCATTATATTTTTCTTTATATGAGTCATTTTTCTTTTCATCAACAATGTTAGATGTGAAAACATTTTTATTAAACTGGCCTGTAACAGGATCTTCAATCATGTCTACAAATTTTACAGCTAACTCTTTGACAAAGCTCAATTCTGAATCATTCCCAACATCATGATGTGTAAATACATTCAATATTGTGTAAATTTGATTTTGCTCATGTGCTGAAAACATTTTACGTGGAACAGCTATAGGTTTAAAGTCCGGAACACATAATGTATGTATAGATGGTTTAGGGCTCTTTTCTTGCATTGAGCAATTTAATTTGAGCAACCTATCATATGTGTTTTCTATAAGCTCAGGTGTTGTTTTAACCTCTGAGACCTTGTCATGCACATCCTTATCTGTCAATAGCTTCTCAAATATGTCAAGTATTTCATCTTCACTTTGTACTATCTGACTGCACACTTTCTTACCATTTTGATATTTTTCGAATGTCTTGCCGAGGCATCCTGTCCTTACATTATAATCTTTCATTTTTGTAGGGTATACTGATTTCCCAAATTCAATCTCCATCATTTTCTCAATTAGTTGTTCGTCATCTACATATTTCCTTAAGATTTGTTGTGTTGACTTAATTTCTTCAAGGAGTGTTCTTGCTGTTAGGTAATCAAACTCATCAACCACAAGCTTTTGTGTCTTATCACCAAATTCCTCAACCGAAGAATTCACTGTTCTTATAAACTCATAGAATTCTACTTCAAGGTTGGAAAAATCAACTGCTATTGAAAATGCCATTACTTTGAACTTTTTCAAGCTAAGGCTAGCGGATACAAACTGGGCTAACTCTGTGTATTTTTCAATTTTTTGACCTGAAGCTAAGTTGGATTGTCTTTGGACTGTAACATCTGCTATGAAAAGGACATTACCAAATATGAAGGACAAGTCAGGTGTCAATTTTCTAAGATGCTCTGGTAAATTGTCACACAGATGCTCAAGTGTTTGTTCACTATATTCGATTTGTGGTTTAACAAATGAATTGCACAATAGCATGTGAATCAAATTATGCCTAACTTTAAAAAGATATACATAATTTTCCATACACTGCTGCTGATTTGTAGATTCCACATTCTTTAGTTGCCTGAGAGTTTCTTTTAAAATCACTAAATTATCCATGTTCATT